GACCGGTGGGCAATTGGGGTTGTCGGTATACTGTCTGTCCCGTGCTGCTGTTGCGGTCGCTGTGGCAGCTGCTGGCTGTTTATGAGTGTATCGCCGTTCCACGTTGGAGTTTGGAGACGGGCATTTCTGTCTTAGGGGAGGTTGGGTTTTAAAAAAAAATTGTAAACAGAATGTATCAACTACCCACGTCCCACGTTTAAGCACCCTCCAAACCCCAACATGCAACGGCGATAGTCTCGGAAAAACAACCAACCCGTTGCCGCCAGCCGGTTTCAGCTCGCTTCCCACACTCCCCGCCAGACCATTTCCCAGATTGGTATTCTCCCCCAGCCCTGTGGATAACTCTGAAGACGCTGTTTACAATTTCAAAGCAAATCGGTCCATTTTCCCTGTCTTATCGAGCCAATTTCTGGGTGTCTTCAGAGTTATCCACAGGCTCGGAGGAAAATACCAATATTCCAACGTTTCCATCCCGTAGTAAATCTGTTTCCAAACTGTTGACACACGACTTATCAACTGTCCAGCTTCACCCACATTTGACACTATTCCTGACCTGTCAAGACACTATTCCTGCCCTGTCAAGCGCATGCCGTTGGCGCGACTGCAACTGCGTCGCAACTTCCCTGCAGATGGTGACCATGCGACTATGGAGCTTGAGGGGGGTGGATGGTCGAAGGTGGGGGGTTGCGAGCGGGCAGTTTAGAGCATTGCACCTACACACGCCACGACCTTCCCTCATTTCCCGCCCACATTAACAACCATTAATAGGAGCGGGAAATTGCTAAACAGCAGGCAGGCAGGCAGGTCGGGGGTGCTTGGACTTTGTCCTTGTGAGCGGGGGGTTGTGGGTGTAGGCAGGAGGGGAAAGACAGAGTATCGGATATCGGATACCGACAACCCTAACGGCCCGCCGGCCAATTGGTTAAGGAAGCAGCGCAATGAGTTCCCCCCTTCAAGGCACCGCCTACGCAGCGGACAAGCTCAAGCGTGTCAGCTACACGCACGATGCGATGATCGACTTCATCTTGGCCAACCCGGAGATGTCGCAGGGGGATATTGCGAAGCACTTCGGTTACGGGCAGGCGTGGTTGTCGGTGATTTTCAACTCCGACGCCTTTCAAGCCCGGCTGGCCGAACGGAAAGAGGATGTTATCGACCCGATTATCCGGGCGAGCATCGACGAGAAGATGAAAGGTGCTCTGAGCCTGTCGTATGAGATCTTGACAGAGAAGCTCGCAGCGACGAGAAACCCGGATTTGGCTTTGAAAGTGGCGGATTTGTCCTCGAAGTCCCTCGGATACGGTGCCCGGCAGTCGAATGTGGCGATCCAACAGAACTTCGTCGTGCAAATGCCGAGAAAAGTCACCTCGGCGGCGGAATGGGCGGAGTCGTATAAGGATGGCAGCTTGTCCGGGGGGCAATCGGACCGGGATGGGGAAGGGAAGTCACCCCCTCCCCGCCCGACGTTGGATGCAAAAGCGGTGCTGGAAGCGGAGTACGTGGTTGAATGAGCTTTTCCCCAAGCACAGGCTCAATCCTCCCTGACTCGACAGTCCTTTGGTCGCCGCAGGAAGGACCGCAAACAGCTCTTCTTGAATGCCCTGTGTTTGAAATCTTCTACGGCGGAGCCCGCGGCGGAGGAAAGACGGAAAGCTCCATCGGCGACTGGTTGCAACACGCCAACCAATATGGCGAACATGCCGTAGGTATCTTCTTCCGCCGAAAACTCATCCAGCTTGCCGAAGTCATCGCCCGGACACAGCAGTTTTTCCCAAAACTCGGTGCGAAATGGAACGAGCAAAAAAAGACTTGGACATTCCCAACCGGCGCTCGGTTGAAATTTGCCTATCTGGAAAAAGACTCCGATGCCGAAGAATACCAAGGCCACAACTACACCCGCGTTTACGTGGAGGAGGTTACTAACTTCCCTTCTCCCGGACCTATTAACAAACTCCGAGCTACTCTGCGTAGCGCTGTGGGTGTCCCTGTCGGGATGCGTCTTACTGGCAATCCTGGGGGTCCGGGCCATAATTGGGTGAAGAAGAGGTACATCGACCCAGATAAGAAAGGGTTTAAAATCATCACGGAAGAGTGCGAGGTTGAAATTGATGGGGTTAAACAAGTTGTGTCCCTCGACCGTGTGTTTATCCCGAGCAAACTTGGCGACAACACCCTCTTGCTGCGGAACGATCCCACATACGTCTTGCGACTCCGGCAATCGGGTTCGGAGGCCTTGGTTAAGGCGTGGCTGGAAGGTAATTGGGACATCGTCGATGGGGCATTCTTCGACGAATGGGATACCGATCGGCATGTGTTGAGCCGGGACTGGATCTTCCGTATCCCTCAACACTCAATGCGGTTCCGCGCGTTCGACTGGGGGAGCGCTAAGCCTTTCAGCGTCGGCTGGTACGCGGTCAGTGACGGGACTTGGGGTCTGCCGGATGGGGCTATTTTTAAGTACCGTGAATGGTACGGCGCCTGCGGGCCGAACAAGGGGTTAAAGATGACGGCGGACCTTGTCGCGGAAGGGATCATGAACCGGGAGAAATCCGACCCCCACATCAGCTATGGTGCAGCCGATCCAAGTATCTTCATCCGAGACGGCGGGCCGTCGATCGCTGAGACGATGATCGTCAAGGGCTGTATCTGGAAGCGCGGCGACAACCGGCGCATACCGGGATGGGAGATGGTGCGGCAGCGGCTTGTCGGAGAGTTGAATATTGAGACCGGGGTTATGGAGCCTATGATCTACTTCAACGAGGATTGTGAAGACACAATCCGAACCCTGCCAACGCTTCAACACGACGAGGACAACCCGGAAGATCTTGACACGGAAGCAGAAGACCATGCTGCGGATGAAACCCGGTACGCTTGCACCTCCCGTCCGTGGGTTCGCCGGGGGACTGTGTCTCAAGGTATGACCTTGCCACGCCTCCCCAGTGAGATGACAATCAACGAGTTGATGGAAGCTCGGACAGCGAAACGCCGCCGGCAGAATGACCCTGATTAAGGAGATAGGTTAAATGAGAAAAGCTATTATTGCTGCGCTGCTGGCGGCTGCTTGCGGTTTCGACGACAACAGTGCCCTTGCCCAATCGCACCCGAACCCCAGCACAGTTGTCTTATCCGTACCGGCCGACAGCTATTGTTTCAACAACCTCGTCATGACAGCTGGGGCTTGCAACGGTGGCCAATTACAGTCCGGGACAATCACCAACCCGACGGCGAGCCAAGTCGTCCTCGGCCCAATCGATACAGCGGGTGCGGAGAGCTTCGCCTTCCAACTCTCGATCACGTCCGGCTCGGGTGCGTCGCTGAGTGTGCAGGAAAGTTCCAACTCAACCGGTCCTTGGGTAACGATCACGGGGCAGAGTTCGGCCTCGACATCGGCCCTGAGCACGACGTTTTCAGCGACAGGTGTGACCTTCGCCGGCCCCGTGCATGCACGCTATATGCAGGTTGTGTCAGGTGCGGCCACGGAAGTTTTCAACGTCTACGGCAATTTGCGGCAGACCCAGTTTGAAGGCAACCTATTGTCCCCGATGGTCTTCGGGGCAGCCTCAAACACTTTGCCAGCCAGCGCCCGGACTTCAAACACCGACAGCCCGCGCCTATCCACTTCCGACTACACAATTGTCGTCCCCTACAGCATCCCGGAAAAAACTTGGTTCTACTCGACCAGTGGCACCGCCATCACGACGAATACGACTACGACGCTGCAAGCCGCGCAAGCTTCCGGCATTCGCAACTACTTGGCCGCGTTGTCCTGTGACAACACCGGAACCGGTGCGGCGACGGAATTGCAAGTCCTTGATGGCTCCACAGTCATCTACGATGGGTTCATCGGGGCTGCGTCAACCACGCTTAACGACCCTCACTTCACAGTGCTGTTCCCAGTGCCGCTGCAAGGCACGGCTGCGACTGCGATGAACTTGAAGACAGTGACAACTGGAGCGGCTCTGTACTGCTCTGCACAAGGTTTCGCCGCCTACTAATCCGCAACGAATTTGAAAGATCACTTGCATGAGCAACGACATGGGCATCGATGCGGAGGACAGTGCAACCAGCGGCACAGCTGGCAGTGATGCCAATGTCAAGTACTGGTTGCGACAAATCAGCGACGCGAGGAAGCGGGAAAAGACCTTCCGTAAGGATGGCAAGCGTATTAACAGCATCTATGAGGCAGAGGAGAAGGACGAGTTTCAGTTCAACATCCTCTACTCGAACACTGAGACGCTGGCGCCGGCACTTTACAACCAACTGCCAACCCCGAGCATCCGGCGCCGCTTCAACGACGACGACCCGATTGCGCTGATCGGGGCGAAAGTCACCGATCGAATCATCAGGTTTCTGCTTGACTCGAATGACGAGGATTTCGCTGCCTTCGACGACCTAATGGCTGATGCGGTTGTGCAGGCACTGGTCCCTGGCCGTGGGTTGGTGCGGTATAAGTACACAGCCGACTTCACCGATGTAGTTGTACCAAAGGTCCAATCGGCGGATATTGCTGCCGAGGCGGCGAAAAAACAGGGGTTGCACCCGGACAACTTCTCCCCGAATCAGGAACCAGCGAGTGTTGACGGGAAAGGTTACCCCGGCGATGCGGATGGGGACAGCGATGCCGCGACTGGGCAGGTGGACGGGAAAGACCCTGATGGTGAGACAATCAAGAAGGTCAGCTACGAAACCGTCGTCGGGGAAGTCGTTCCGTGGGACC